AACTCGGTCAGCTTTTTCCAGCCGCCCTGGCTGAGCACGGCTTTCTGGGCGTGGTTGTTGCCGGATACAGTGCAGACGGCGTAGTCGTACTGCAGGCTTTGCAGGGTGTGGCGTTGTTGGGCCTTGATCTCGTGGGACTTGCCGCGGCCGCGATCGGTTTCGCGGACGAAGAAGCTGTGACAGATGGCGACTTGTGGCTGGCCGGGCAGGCTGGTGATCTCGAAGGCGCCGGCAGGGTGTCGGAAGCGTTGGGTGGGCATGATCAGTCCCACGCTGCTTCGGTGTCGCCGATAAAGTCGGCTAGTTCTCGGACGGCGAAGGCGGGAAGGTTGATTTCTTTCCACGCGAACGCGATGTGCATCGTGCCGTCGATGCTGATCATGGCGAACAGCTGCGGATCGGCGAACTCAATCGGCGGCTCGTCTTCGGAAACCTGGAACAGTTGATCGGCGATGATCTCGATGTCGGATTTCACGTCGGAGACTGCAGGGCGGTAGGCGCTCGCCAAAGCGCTTTCCTCAGCCGCCAAACCGGCTGCCTGCGTCTCGACAACGGCACGGGCCTCGGTGGAGGTGCTATCTGCCTCAACGAGGCGATCCGATTCCGTGCTGCGGCTGATATATGCCCCTCCGGCCGCTGGGGTTGCACACGCTCTTCCGACGTGTCCTTTTGCCGCCTTGGCCGGGGTGGCCTTGCCGGGTTTTTTCAGGTGCTTCGCTTTATGTTTTTCGAGTTCGGCCGCTTCAATGTCGGATTGTTGCTGGGCGAATAGGTGCTGATCTCCCTTCGCTGTGATCTTCCACGCGACTTCGTTGTCGGTCGGGTCTTCGGTCTGCTTGACGAGTTGACGGGCCTTCAGGTCGTTGCAGCACCAGCGCAGCTTATTGAGCTTTTCCTTTGTTTCGGCCTCAAGCTGGGAATAGGTTGCGACGCCCAGTTTTTTGATGGCGGTCAGGACGGGAATGTCTAGGATCATGATGTCCTCAGTAGGAGCGGGGAATTGGGTCTGGGAAGCGGTCGTCGATCATCGATTTGCGGCGCTCGACGAATTTGCCGGCGTTGCGGGCGGCTTCGTCGCGCCTTTCCTTGGCGTCGAGGAGCTTGCGGGTGACGATTTCGATTTCCGCGTCCGTGGTTTGCGCCTGCAGGTAGAGGTCGTCGAGCAGAATGCGCAGGTCGGCGATGTGCTGCTCGTGGGTGCGGACGTGAATGCCGAACAGGGTCCGGTAAAGCCAGTCGATCAGGCGGCGCATGGCTGGGCCTCCAGGGTGGCGCTGCGGGCGGTCTTGACCTTGACGGCGATCTTCGTCCAGCCGGCGGGGATGATGGGACTGATAACGGCGCGCTTGCCGTTGCTGATGATGTGCCATCCGCGTTTGGCGGCGGCAACGGCGACTTCTTCGAGCAGGGCGCTGTCGTGGATGATTTGGGCGGTGATCATGGCAGCAGCCTCATTTGTCCAGCAGCCTCAAGCTCAATCAGGCTTGGCCTGATCTCAAACCCTTCGGGGAGATCGCAGCATTCGATGGCTTCGTCTTCGTCGTCGAAAACTTCTTTGCATTGAGGGCACACGAAAACTTCCTTGATGCGCGGTGCGCAGCATTCGCGCGCATCGTCTTCGTCGTCGTGAATGTCGCCGCATTCACAGCATTGATATTTCGGGTCGAGTTCCATGGTCGCCTCCTAGTGATTGCATACCCGGCGCAGGAGGCTTAGTGCCTGGCTGGCGTCGGTTCGTTTGCCGAGGGTGATGACGCGGCGGTCAACGCGACGGCAGATTTTGAAAACACCGCCGACGGGCATCAGGAAACACGTCGATCCGCGCGCAATGTCGCGGGCCTTGTCGAGCGCTTCGGCGGTGGTCATGTCAGATGACCGCCATCGCTGCGAGCGCCATCCAGCAAGCGATGATGCCGATGCCGAGTGCTTTGTTCATGGTGACCTCCGTTTAATGTTTGGCAGATATTACCCCTAGGTAATCATAAGCGCAATACCCACGGGTAACGATTTCGATTTTCTGGGCGAAAAAAAACCGCCCGTAGGCGGTTGTCATTGGCTGGGGGTTGTTACTGCCTCATGTGCTCTGAAACGGCCTCGGCTATTTCTTTGCCCATGGCGTCAGACATGGCGTGTATGGAAGCAATGACATCGCTTTGTCTTCGCATTACGTCGTCGGCGTCGATCCATTGATATACGGGTTCGGCAGGAACGACCAGGCGCTCGTGTTCTGTGTATCCCTCTCCGTAATAGCCACGATCTGCAGTTTCATCGCATGCGGATTTCCCCTTTTGGACAAGGCAATAGTAGACGTGGGCGAAAGGGGTGTATGTTTTGCTCGATGGCCTGGATTGAATGCCGATTCGTTCGAAATAGACATGCAGGACGGGTCGATCTTTTGCCGCCTCACGATAATTGGTCGCCGCCTGGTTGGTTGGGTTGATTGGAAGGTTTGTCCGCTCGGTCTTGATGCCTACGGCCGCAAGGTGTTTTTCGGTTGCCTCGCGAAGTTCCTGGTTGGGTCTAACGCCGGACCTCATCATGGCGGTTGTCAAGTCTCCCGAGAGAGAATTGTTCCTCGCTTTGTTTGCGAGTAGCGGTCCCCAAGCGCCAATGATTGATGCGAATGTATGGAGTGAGTACTCCATTCGATACTCGATTGGCTCAGGGGCAATCAAGATCGCCAGATCTGCATTTTCTTCGGCGAAAATAGGTAGTGAGATGGTGGCGATTAGCGCCGACAGTAGCGTTATTGGTGGTCTGATCATTTTCAATTTTTTTTGCCTTTGATCTCATATATCCGGCATGGAGTATTGCTGGATATGTCAGCCAGCGGTTTTGGGGTATCGCCAAAACTGAAGTGTTCTATCTTGAATGTATTCGATAGCGTCGTGATCTGCATCGATGCGATTTCGCCCATCATAAATCGTTCAATGAGGTCGTAGAGCTCTTTCGGCAGTACTTCACGCCGTATTCTGGTTACTGTTCCCATGTTTATCCCTGGTTTGTTTTTGTCCTGAAACTATGACATGAGGCATATTCAGGATAAATATTACCAAGGTAAAGCTGGATCAGATTAGTGTTAAATATTTCACGATATCGGCTAAGTATTCCCGCTCTACCTCCGGGTAGTTCATTACCCGTTTTTTCAGATCAACCCAAAGGTCGAACTGGTCTGCAGGGCTCAGCTTGTCGAACACATGGCCGAACATTACGGCGGCGGGTGAAATGCTGTCCCGTGTGGGTTCGACGGAGTAGGCGGCGGCTGGACTATGCAACGAGGTTATTGAGGCGCCTTTCCACGACGGGAAATGCTCGTCCAGCCTGGTAGCGATCTCGTCGCCGATATTTTTCCGTCCGGCTTTTTCTGGCGGATATAGGCAGCGTGACAGGTAGCTCGCATTGACATCGATCTTTTTGGCGACGGCGGCAATACCTCCTCTCCCCAGTTTGTCAACGAGGGTTTTTAGGTGTTGGCGGCGCATTTCGTATGTCTTTTCCATGACAGGATTGTTCTCGTTGATTACCCGCCGGTAAATATCCTGAAGGTATTGACAGGATCGTTACCCGTGGGTAATGATTGCGGTTATGAACCTTCGCGACTTTCTAAATTCACTTTCGACAAAGGAGCAGGAGGAGTTCGCAAATAAATGCGAAACCTCCATCGGCTACTTGCGCAAGGCCTTATCCAGGGGCCAAAAGCTTGGCGAATCCCTGTGCATCGAAATGGAAAAACACTCCAATTCTGTAGTCACTTGCGAGGAGGTTCGATCCGATGTCGATTGGGCATATTTGCGCGGAACTTCTCCTGTCAACGCGGAAAATCCGCCAAATTTCGAAGAGTCCGCGTGATGGTCTCTCTCCGGTTGTCTCCTGTAGTACCTCTCGTTTGGCCGGCTCATTCCGTTCGCGGGATGGCTGGCCATTTTTTTGGTGCTGATCATGTTTTCACTTCTCCTGGATTGGCTTCTTCGCCGGTCTTTTTCTTCAACGGTTCCAGTGTGGCTGGTGTGCACTGGAATGTTTACTGAGGGAGTTCGCCATGTCTCATCGTGATCCGATTGACGCGCTGCATGCGGTTTTGTTGTCGATGGATGGTGGCATTGCCGCTGCTGCCAAGCGTGTCGGCCGATCGCCCGGCATCATGCACAACAAGTTCTCCGATGCGATGCCGCATTACGAGGTGACTGCCCGTGAGGCGATCGCGCTGGCTGAGTACGCCAAAACCAAGGTTTATGCCGAGGCGATCTGCGAGTACTTCGGCGGTGTGTTCGTCGAGCTGCCGGCCGGGATGGCGGGTGACGATGATGTCCTGCAGGCTTATTTGTCGATCATCCAGTCGATGGGTGACCTGTCCCGTGAGTTCACTGAGGCACGGTCGGACGGCATCATCGAACCCTCTGAATTTGATGCGCTGAAGCTGCGTGCGCACCGGACGGTTGGCGCCATCCAGCGCATGCTGGCCGAGATCGAATCGACGGTGCGTGAGGTGCCGACAGCAGGCCTGAAGGCGGTTCGCTGATGGCCAAGCGGGGGAATTCCGGCGGGGGCCGGCGAGAACCAATCGATTTTGGCATGCTGGCGGCCCGGGCGCTGAATGCGGTCGACGAGCTGCTCGGCGAATGGTTGCCGAACGGGCACAAGGTCGGGTACGAGTACAAGTCCGTCAATCCGACGCGAAGCGACAATCGCGAGGGGTCGTTCTCGATCAACATGACGAACGGCATGTGGGGCGATTTCGCGGCGGGCGATGCCGGCAAGGATCTCGTCTCGCTGTGTGCCTACCTGTTCCACAACAACGATCAGATCGAGGCGGCCTATGACGTGGCCGCGCGTCTGAGTATACAGTTACCCCCCCGCACGGGTGGCGGCAGCCGTGCCGCAATGCCACCCGACTCTGCAACCCCCCCGGCAGAGAAGTCCTCCCCATCGGCCAAGGCTGCAGCCGAGAACGAGGCACCGAAGAAGGCGGTGTCGGAGTGGGTTCCGCAGCGCCAGGCGCCGGCGGATGCGCCTGAAGCGCCCAAGGCGCACATCAAGCGCGGGCTGCCGGAAATGCTGTGGCATTACCGCGGCGCGGATGGGGAGACGCTGGGGTACGTGTTCCGGTTCAAGACGAGCGACGGCGGCAAGGAAGTGCTTCCGGTGTGCTGGGCAACGAATTCACGGACGGGCAAGAGCGAGTGGCACTGGATGCACTTTGCCGAGCCGCGGCCTTTGTATGGTCTGGACCGGTTGGCGGCGATGCCGGATGCGACTGTGTTGATCGTCGAGGGCGAGAAGTGCGCGGATGTGGCGCAGAGCCTCTTCCCGTCGCTGGCCGTGCTGACCTGGTGCGGCGGCACCAATGCCGAGCACAAGGCAGACTGGTCACCGTTGATCGGTCGCAAGGTCATGATCTGGCCCGATGCCGACTCGAAGCGCGAGCGCCTGAGCAAGGATGAGAAGGAGCAGGGCGTCGATCCGGAGTCGAAGCCTTACCTGGCAGCGGATAAGCAGGCCGGACTGAAGGCGGCGCTGAAGATTGCCGAGCGGCTTGAGGGGCAGAAGTGCAAGGTCTGGATGGTCAATCTTCCGGAACCGGGCACTCTTCCGGATGGCTGGGACGTTGCCGACATGTGCGCGGCTGGCCAGATTGGCCATATTGACGAAGAGACGAGCCTTTCATGGCTGCGTGACAATTCGGCGGTGTGGCAGAGAGACCAGCCGGAAACACCTTCGGAAACCATTTCTACCGCTAAAGATGCTGCCGCGGGGGAAGATAGGCAAAGCTGGTACTACTCGTTGCTGAAGACGCAGAAGGGCGATATCGAGCGCTGCGTGGCGAATGTGTATGACGTGCTGGTGAATGATTCGCTCTGGGAGGGGATCATTGCCTTCGACGAGCACGCCCAGCGCGTGGTGAAGCGCCGGCCGCCGCCGTTCGTGAATGGCGAGGCGGGTGAATGGACGGATCAGGACACGGTTCATTTGTCGATCTGGATCACGCGGCGGTACCGTTTTGCGCCGGGTAAAGAGATCACTGCCCAGGCGGTCGATCTGGTCGCGCGAAATCACGCGTTCAATCCGCTGGTGCTGTGGCTGCGTGGCCTTCCTGCATGGGATGGCGAGAAGCGCATCGGCGGATGGCTTGAGCGGTATCTGGGAGCGACGCCATCGTCGCCGGATCAGAAGGAATACCTGCGCCTGTCGGGTGGCTGGTTCCTGATGGGCATGATCGCCCGGGCCATGGAGCCGGGGTGCAAGTTCGACTACAGCCTGATTCTCGAAGGGGAGCAGGGCAAGAGCAAATCGACGATCCTCGCCGCGCTGGTGGGTGATGCCTGGTTCAGCGACGTCGAACTCGACCTGAGCAACAAGGACGCCATGATGGCGCTGCAGGGCAAGTGGCTGCTTGAGATTGCCGAAATGGGCGCCATGGCGCGCTCGGACGAAAAGCGGCAGAAGGCTTTTCTGTCCCGACGTTTCGATGAGTTCCGGGTGCCGTTCGCGACATCGTTCGTCAAGCTTCCTCGGCGTCTTGTCTTTGCTGGCACGACCAACGAGCACGAGTGGAACAAAGACCCCACAGGCGGCCGGCGGTTCTGGCCGGTGTCGGTGGGCGTTCTCGACGTGCAGGGATTGATTGAGGCACGCGAGCAGCTGTTCGCCGAGGCCATGGCGTATTACGACGCCGGGCATCGCTACTGGCCTATCTGGGACGAGCAGAAGAAGTACTTCGATCCTGAGCAGCTGAAGCGGGAGCAGCAGGACAGTCTGATCGATGCGCTGCACGATTGGGTCTATAGCCAGGTGGCTGATTTCTCGATCGCGCAAGCCGTCATGGAAGGTCTCAGCGTCGATGGTCGAAGCATGGATGCGTCGAAGCTCACGAGAGACCTGCAAACGCGCGTAGGAACGGCATTGCGCAAGCTCGGGTGCAAGAAGATCGAGAAGCGCAACGGCATGACGCGGTTCTGGTATCGGCCGCCATCAATGCTTGACGACGGCCCAGCCAACGAGCCGACCAACGCACCCAAAACAGGAGGGGAATATGCCGGCTTCTAAACCGCAGTTTCCATACCTGTTCCATACCTATGTCGAAGGTATGGAAGCTGGAAAGCGTTGTGCTGCAATGGTGTTCCATACCTTCCATACCTTCCATACCTGTTTCTCCTGCGCACATGTAGGCGGGCGCGCACACACACGCGTACACGTGCGCGTGCACCCCCGTACAGGTATCAATTTAGGTATGGAAGGTATGGAAGGTATGGAAGAAGGCCACACAGCAAGGCTTTTAGGGTTCCATACCTCTGCCATACGTCTGGAAGGTATGGAACCTACAGGAGAAAACCAGTGGAACTGATGCTGAAGAAACTGCGCGCTGATTTCGACATGGTGGCCAAGGCCCGCAAGGAATCCGGCGAATGGACCGACGCCGATATTCAGGAGTTCAACGGCGTCATCAAGCGCTGCATCCAGACGAACGACATGACCAGCCTCGCCCTGTGGGCTCGCTGGCTGGCTGACCTATCCACGGGCGTCGTCTATTTCTCGCTGGTCGTTCGTGTGGCTGAGTCGGCCATGCGGGCAAAGGTTGCTGAAGCTAAGGGAGGCAAGGCCTGATGGCGACGGTCCCTTTCTCCTGGATGTGGAAAGACCCGGCTGAGACCATCGATCAGATCCGCACTCTGCGCGCCGACATGGCGAAGGAAGAGAAGCGACTGAAGGAACAGGATGTCCGCCGCAAGGCGAGGCGTATTCGCAAACTGACCAGGCTGGCCAAGGCCGGTAAATTGAAAGGGTGATGATGATCAACGAGCTGAACCGTGTGGAAAGCGCTGTGACTGCCACGGCATCGGGTGATCTGAGCTGGGAGCGCTGGCCCCTCGAGGCCATCATCGCACTAGGGCTGTCTGGTCAGAAGAACCCGCTGGGCTTCGCCGTGGTGCGTTACCTGACGAATCCGCCATCAGCGATGAATACATGGAACGTGCTGCTCGTGCTGGCCACGGAAATGCAGCGGCGTGGCATGGCTGCAGACGGCATCAAAGAGCACGCCCTGCGCGCCCTGGAGCTCTGGAACAATGACCGCTGCCCGACCTGCCACGGCCGTGGCGTGCTGAATATCGAGCAGCAGATGTGCGGCTCCTGTGGCGGTACCGGGAAGATCAAGATCCCCGAACACGACGTCGCCATCAGCACAGGCGTGGCCTGCCTGGTTGAGGCTGAGGTGTGGATGGAAAGGCAGCTGACGGCGCGGCTGAGTAAGGGTTGATCAATGGCGAAAATGGCAAATACTAAGTTGATTGTCGTGCATGACCCTGTTGCTGACGCGCTGGACGATTTGGCAGCGCTGGGACAGCATTGGACTCGGAATCGAGAGAGCGGACGAATGCCTAAAGGAATTCGGGCGGCGATGCTACTTGTTGCGCGCGATGTATTGGCTTTGGCTGGTGAAGAAGGTCTAGGCGTGCGCGTTTCGCAAGTTGTTGACTTTGTTGACCTTGTGGGGGTTGACAGCCGTGGTAAGGTAAATAAATAGATGGCCACGACTGCAGCCAAGCCATGCAAACACCACGGATGTGGTGATTTGGTACGCGACGGAAGTGGATACTGCAGCGCGCACCAGGGCGACCGGCGCATCGGTAAATTCGGCGATGTTCGTCGAGGCAGCCGACACGAACGTGGATATGGTTCAGACTGGGACAAGCGCCGAAAGCGAATCCTGGCAAGAGACAATGGTCTATGCCAACCCTGTCTGAAAGAAGGCCGCCTCACAGCAGCAACACAGGTTGACCACATCATCAATAAGGAATCCTGGCGAGATCTGCGTGGCAGTCTTGCCGGATGTGACGACGAGACAAACCTGCAGTCGATCTGCGACTGCTGCCACCAAACGAAAACGACGGCCGAAGCAGCAAAGGGGAGGGGGGCCTCAAAAGTCTGACCCCCTACCCGCCGGGACCGGACGGTTAGTGAAATTTTTTCGTGCGGGAGTAATTAGGGGAGGGGGTACCCCCCCCTCTTCAAGGGTGCATACGTGTGCACCAACATCCGAAAGCCGGGCTTAGCGCGGATGAGGCCGATGACGACGCCGGTATGGGTCAGCAGGCAGCGCGTAGCGTGCGAGTGGCGATCGCTTAATCGGGTCAGTCAGCCTTACACCCAGGATGGGGTTGCTTCCGCCCCTGTCAGTCCGAGCGCCGGCCCGGGCCCAATGGAAGTAGCCGGCAAGAATAAAACCCTGAGCCAGTGTGCTCGAGCAAGGGTGATTATGGTGATCCGGCCGCTTCGGCGGCCGGTGATCCTGAGTCATCGAGCCGAGCGGAGAGATCCTGATGAAATAGGAACTCCCCCTGGTGGGGAAACCAGCCAACCGCCTTCGGGCGGTTTTTTCGTTTACGGAGGTGCACATGGGATCGAGAGGACCGAAGCCGCTCCCGAAGAACGTGCATCTATTGCGAGGCAACGCCAGCAAGAAGCCGCTCGGCCAGCTGCTCGACGAATTCCAGCCCGAAGTCGAAATCCCCGACTTCCCGACATGGATCTGGCCCGAAGCCAAGAAGGAATGGAAGCGCCTCGCTGCCGAGCTCGAGCACTATGGCCTCGTCTCCAATCTCGACCGAGCCGCCCTGGTCCTCTACTGCCAAGCCTGGGCCAAGATGGTCTGGGCCGAGCGTCAGCTCGCCCGCGCCATGAAACAGGCCGAAGAAGCCCGCGCTGCGGCTGAAGCCAAGGGCGAAATCTACGAAGGCGGCGACGGCATCATGGTCCGCACCGCCAACGGAAACTTCACCTACAGCCACTACTGGGTCGCCGGCAACAAAGCCTCGCAACAAGTCAAAGCCTACCTTGACCTGTTCGGCCTGTCGCCCTCAGCCCGCACCAAAGTCACCCAAAGCGACAACCGCCAGGGCCAACTATTCGAAGAAGGGACTCAAGACGCATGGAACGGTCTGTAGCCCTGTCGGAAACCCATTTCGGCGACATCGCCACGGCCTATGCCCGCGACGTCGTCGACGGCAAGATCATCGCCAACAAATGGCACCGCCTTGCCTGCCAGCGTCACCTGAACGACCTGTCGCGCGCCGAATCCGGCCTCATGCCCTACGTCTTCAACCCTGAACTCACCGACGCCAAGGGAAAGACCTACCGCCCCGCCGAACGAATCTGCAAATTCGGCGAACTCATGCCCCACATCAAGGGCGACTGGGCCGCCAAAGGCCAGCTCATCAAGTTCGAACGCTGGCAAATATTCATCCTCGCCAGCATCTTCGGCTGGATCAATCGCGACACCGGAAAACGCCGCTTCCGTGTCGCCGACGTCATCGTCCCCCGCAAAAACGCCAAATCCACCCTGGCCGCCGTCATCGGCAACTACATGCTCGCCGTCGACGGCGAATTCGGCGCCGAAGTCTATTCCGGCGCCACCTCGCAAGACCAGGCCATGGAAGTCTTCCGCCCGGCCCTGCTCATGGCCCGCGCCACACCGCGCTTCTGCCAAGCCTACGGCCTCACCGTCAACGCCTCCAACCTCTCCATCGCCGAAAACAACTCCAAGTTTGAGCCCGTCATCGGCAAACCCGGCGACGGCGCCAGCCCCAGCTGCGCCATCGTCGATGAATACCACGAACACAAGACCGCCGAGCTCTTCGACACCATGCAGACTGGCATGGGCGCCCGCAGCCAGCCGCTCATCCTCGTCATCACCACCGCCGGTGCCGACATATCCGGCCCCTGCTACCTACACCAGGTCGAGCTGCAGAAGATCCTCGAAGGCACCATCGACAACGACCAACGCTTCGGCATCATCTTCACCATCGACGCCGACGACGACTGGACCAGTGAAGAAGCCCTGCGCAAAGCCAACCCAAACTTCGGCATCAGCGTCGACGGCGAATATCTCCTCCTTCAGCAACGCGACGCCATCGCCGACCCGCGCAAACAAAACGTCTTCAAGACCAAGCACCTCGACCTCTGGGTCGCCGCCGCCTCACCCTGGCTCAACCTCTACAACCTGCAGCAAGCCGGAGACCCCAACCTCGACTTCGAAACCCACGCCTGGGACGGCTGCGTCGCCGGCGGCGACCTCGCCAGCAAACAAGACATCGCCAGCACCGTCTGGCTCTGCTGGCGCGACCTCGACGACGGCCGGCACTACTACGCCATCAGCCGCAACTACGTCCCCCAGTCCGCCGTCGAAAAGCCAGAAAACGCCCACTACCAAGCCTGGGTCAACAGCCAACACCTCATCGCCACCCCGGGCAACATGATCGACCTCGAACTCATCCAGGAAGACCTCATCGAATCCGCCCACAAAGTCGCCATCCGCGAATACGCCAAGGATCCATGGGGCGGTCACCAGCTCGGCGCCAACCTCGCCGCCGAAGGCTTCGAAGTCGTCGACATACCGCAACAAGTCCGCTACCTGTCGGACCCCATGAAAGAAATCGCCGCCCTGGTCGATTCCGGCCGCTTCCACCACGACGGCAACCCCGCCTACGTCTGGATGATGTCCAACGTCGAATGCATCGAGGATCGCAACGAAAACATCTTCCCGCGCAAATCCCGCGCCTCCAACAAGATCGACGCCGCCGTCGCCACCATCGTGGCCATGAACCGCGCGCTCGCCGTAGCCCCTGAATCGCAGACCATCGAACAAGGATACGTACTGCTGTGACCCAACAAAATGCAACCTGGTACAACGCCGAGCGCGTCTCCCAGTCGGGCAGCGTCATCCTCAACGCCTGGATGGCCAAGCGCAAAGCCGAACGCATCGTCAACGCCAGCAACGGCCAGACCGATTCGATAGCACTCTCCAATTCTAGAATCCTCGACTTCCTTGGCGGATCGCAGGGCATCACCGGCCACACCGTCAATGATCGCACCGCCATGCGGACATCGGCCGTCTACGCCTGCATCAGCAGGATCGCCGGATCCATTGCCAGCCTTCCCTGCCACATTTACGAACGCACCGAAGATGGCGGCCGCCGTCGCGTCTCCGATTCAAATCTGTGGTACCTGCTCAACGAGCAGCCGCACCCGCGCTGGACAGCCGCCAGCCTCTACGAGTTCATTGTTGCCTGCAACGGCCTGCGCGGTGACGCCATCATCGAAATTCAGCGCAATCGCGGCGGCGTCATCACCGGCCTCAAGCCGCACCATCGCGACACAGTCGATATCGAAGGTGTCGGCGACTATTTGCACTACTACATCAACCCGACTGATGGAACGCGCCCATACGGCCTGCATCAGGATGACGTCGTTCACGTTCCAAACTTGATGTTCGATGGCGAAAGCAGCCCCAGCACCATCCGCCTGGGCGCCCAGCACGGCATCAGCATCGCGCTGGCTGCCGACGAATTCAGCGGCGCGTTCTACGCCAACGGCGCCATGTCAAAGCACCTGCTTGAGGCCGAAGGAAAGCTCAGGGATGATCAGATCGAGCAACTACGTCGAACCTATTCCGAACGCTACACCGGCGTAAACAATGCCGGCCGTCCCATGGTGCTGACAGAGGGGGTCAAGCTGCGTGAACTCAGCATGACGGCCGCCGATGCCGAGCTGCTCGACTCGCGCAAGTACCAGGTCATCGATATTGCCCGCGCATTCGGCGTGCCGCCCCACATGATCGGCGCCAATGAAACAACGACCAGCTGGGGTACCGGCGTCGAGCAACTGACCATTGGCTTCGTCAAATTCACCATCCAGCCCTACCTAAACCGGATCGAGCAGGAATTCAACCGCAAGTTTTTCCGGACCGCGAAATACTTCACCGAATTCTCCCTTGAGGGGCTGCTGCGCGGTGACGCCAAGTCAGAAGGCGAGGCATTCCGGCAATCCATCGGCGGAAGCCAGGGGCCCGGCTGGATGACGCCAAACGAAATCCGAAAAATAAAGAACCTTCCGCCCTTGCCCGGTGGAGACACCCTATTCGACCCAAAGAAAGGCCAGCCAGATGCACAAGCGACTGCTCCAACTACTGCGTGACAACGCGCAACGCCAGCCCGCTGGCGTCCGTGCCGAGAGCACCGGCGCTGGGCAAACCACGCTCTACCTTTACGACATCATCGACTCCTACTGGGGCGTCAATGCCGCTGAGCTCGTCAAGCAGATTGCCCAGCTCAACGGCCAGGAAATCAACCTGCGCATCAATTCCCCTGGCGGCGACGTATTCGATGGCCGCTCCATTGCTGCCGCTGTCCAACAACATGGCAACGTCACCGTCTGGATCGACGGCCTCTGCGCCAGTGCGGCCACCACCGTCGCCATTGCCGCCAAGACCGTGAACATCGCCAACGGCGCCATGTTCATGATCCACAACGCCTGGACACTGGTGTATGGCAACAAGGAAGACCTTGCCGAAACCATCACGCTGCTCGACAAAATCGATCAGGCCATCGCCATCGACTACGTCAACAAGACCGGTCAGAGCAATGATCAGGTCGTCGAATGGATGAACAGCGAAACCTGGTTCACCGCTCAAGAAGCCAAGGATTGGGGCTTTGTCGACGCCATCTTTGGCGCCGACGGCACCAAGAACAACGCCGCCCGCTGGAACCTCAGCGCCTACCAGAACGCCCCGAAGATCGAGCCGGAAGAACCGCCAGCGCCCGATCCAAGCATCCTCAAGGAAAACGCCGCCCGTCGTCTCCGGCTGCTGCTCCCCAATTACTGACGCGCTCCGCGCAGTGAATCCAGCCCGCTTCGGCGGGTTTTTTTACGTCTGTTTCGAAAGGAAACACCATGTCTCAAACGATCCAAGCCCTGCGCGAGCGCCGCAATGAACTCGCCCGTCAAGCCAACAACCAACTCGCCGACAAGGGCGACACCATCTGGACCACGGAAGACAAAGCCAAATTCGACAACATGGCCGATGAGATCGAACGTCTCGACAGCCAGATCGAAAGCACCCAGCGCCTGCTCAACGTCGCTGCTGAAGAGCGATTCGACGACGCCCGCCGCAACCCGGCCGGCGCTGAAAACAAGGCAGGGCATCGAACCATCATGGACAAGCTGATTCGCAACGGCATCAGCTCGCTGTCCGCCGACGAGGCACGCCAGATCCGCAACACCATGTCGACCACGACCGGCTCGCAGGGCGGCTACAGCGTCGCCACCGAAGTCGCCAGCGAACTGGTTGAAACCATCGCCTCCTACGGCGGCATGCGTCGCGCCGCCAGCCGCATCGTGACCGCCTCCGGTGGTCCGCTGTCCTATCCGGGTTCGGATGGTTCGACCGAAGAAGGCGAAATCCTCGCTGAAAA